TTAAATAACTCTTCAGCAACAGTTGTCGTACTTGCAAGTTCATTATTTGCTTGGTCTGTTAATCTGACAATTCTATCACCAGTTCTGAATGTTCCAGCAGTAATGTCTATATCACCTGCAATCGCACCACCACCATCAGTTTGCATGTGAGAAACACTACTTGTCAAAATACCTCTAGTATTTGCTACAATAGAACTAATAGTTCCATTTGCTCCTGTAGTTTGTCCAGTAATTACATTTGCAGCAGCAAATCCTATAGAAGAGTTTGTAGCTCTATTATTTTGTGATGTTACTGGACTTGCCAAAGTTGCACTTGTGTTTCCAGTAATGTCAGTAATAAAAATAGTAGCAACATTACTAACAGTATTAGATGCAAGTCGAACTATACCTTGATTGTTAGCACTATCCTTAACTACTTCACCTTCTTGAAATGCTCCATTAGCAGCACTAAACACCAGTTTCTTTGCAGGTTCTGTGTTTGCAGCTACATCAGTACTTCCAATATACACATATACATTTGTAAAAGGTTTCAATCCTTTTGCTGCAAATGTTACTCTTTGTGATCTGACATAAGGAACTATACTCATATCAACAAGACGATTTCCAACTGACTTAATAATTGTTTCAACTGGATTATCTGCTTGAACTCCAAACTTTGTGTTATTTTGTGACATCAACTTCGTACTTCTTGTACTAATAGACGAAGCACCACTATTTGATATTGCAGATTGTGGTTCTGGATTAATCTGTTCTCCTGACCAGTTTACAGACCAATCGTTCCATTGAGAACCAAATCCTACTCTTCCATCGTCAGGACTTAAAGCCCAGTTATCATGATGCCCCTCTACATTTGTAACAACATCTGGTCTAGTCGTATCATCAAACCAAGTGTCCGATGGTGGATCAAGTTTAACATTACCGATAAAATTTGTTATATTAAAAGGATTAATAGAGTAAGATGAATAATATAATGGTTGATCAACGAATGCAGTATTTGTGAAAGGTAACGTAATAAGGTCACCAGTTTTTACAGTATTATTACTGGTTGTTGCATCGTATGTAAATTTAAAATTGTCAGAGAAGAACGGCGCCCTTAATTTTTTTTCTCTAAAATTGATTGAAGCTTTATAATCATCTAATGCAACATCACCGATTGAGTGACCAGCAAATGGGTCAATTAAAATACCATTCTTGAATCTTGAACCTGTACTATTTAAAAGAGAATCTTTATCAATACCCGAAAATATATCTCTTGCTGCTGTTTCTATTTCCAAAAGATTGAGAGATGTAAAATATTCCATTCTTTCAATTCTTTTCTCTAATTTTCCAACATCTCTCATTGTGAAACGCTTATTGTCAATGTATCGTGTTTCAATATCTGCAAGAGAAAATGTGTATGCAGGAATACCCAATGTGTAAAGTGTCATTGAATCTTCTGCATCTGGTGGAGCAACAGGATTGGTCGATGCAACCCCCTTAATAATTTCAAATGTTCTGTCTCTTGTGAGAGTTAACTTATCTATTCTTGGAACATAGTAAGAATAGTCCAGAGTTGTTGTTGTATCTGAATCTGGAAGAAGAATAGAAGAGTTCGCTATAGCATCAGTATTATTAGCAATATAAAATGTGGTAGCAGTAGTTCCGTCATGAGTATCATCTTGAACATAAGGACGAAAATCTAAAACATCTGTGAGTCTAGTCTCTGAACCAGTTGTTGGACTTGTATATTTTGAAATATCACCATAGGTAAATATCTTAGAATTAGCATTATACCTTGAGTTATCACTATTTCTTCCATGAAAATTAGCACCAATTTGAGCAGAGTAAGAATTAACTGTGAAAAATCCTGCACCAGAATGAGTAAATCTGTCAAATACAATAGCAATTTTACCAGAAGGTGGTGTTTTTCCAGGCCTCAACTGAATTGAAGCGTGACCATAAAAGTTATCAGTTTGGCCGGTATCTAAAGAGTATGAAGATGTAACATCATTTGCAGAAGCTATCATCATAGCATTAGATACATCAACAGTTAAAGAACCTGAGTCAACAACTCTAATTAAGTTAAATACATCAGAAACAGGAAGTTCTGTTTTAACTCCTGTAATTCTTGATGGCGTATCTGCAAAATATTGTCCTTTTGGTGACCAAGTATGAATGTTGTTTGCACCAGAAGTATTTGAAAAGTTGAACGCAGTATTGACAATTCCAGCAACTATGGCTTTAGTTTTACCAGAACCAGTTAATGCATTTTTCTTTGCAGTATATGCAACTGATATATCAATTGCTGATGTTGTATTACAATCAATAACTGCAGAAGTGGATGCTACATTTATAGTTCTACTGATTCCATCTGTGTTACTGAAACTAAGATATTGACCATCGCTAACTGGAATATACCCGATAGAGTTAGCAGCATCACTTTTCTTGTCAGTTACAACGACTATAAAATTTTCTTCAGCATTGGCAGCTGATATGGGTGTTCCAAGGTCAGTAAAGGTATCACTTCCAGTTAAAGAAAATGTTACCACACCACCAGCATCTGTTGTGAGATTTTTTGTGTCTTTGTATGTGTATGTAATATTGTTTGCAAGAGATAACGGTCTATCTGGAACTGGAAATAACAACGAATTAAGTTGTGTATTTTCTAAAACAGTATTTGCAGTACCAACATTACCATATCGTGAAGTTTCATCAACTTCTGCGTCACCAAATCGTACAGTACTATTACTTAAAGCAATTGAATCAATGTCTTTTATTTGGAATGTAACTTCAAAAGTTGAACATTGATCAGATATTGCACCACCTGTCAAGTTTGCTGAAAATACAGGACGGTCAGACATAGCAGAATCTACTTGAACTATGGCCACATCCGCGTTTGCTGTGTAAGTAATAACATTTCTGGTATAAGTAGTATTTGATACATCGGTTGTTTGATCTTCTAACAGAAGTGAACCGGGCGAGCGGTCATACAAACCATTCGTTGATGTGTCTTGATTATGCTCTAAAGCAATATTATAAAGTCCATCAAAAGAACTATCTATACCAATTAATCTATTTAAACTTGGAGTAGTGACTTTAATTGTTGCACCCTCATATAGTCCAGATACTTGTGCAATTTTTCCAAAAGAAGTATTTGATGACCCTCCACCAGTAAGGTAATTAACAGCAGAGGTATTACCGAACTTGTTAGTACCAACTGTTATTATATCTTTTCTTACTTCAAATGTAGAAGATGTTAAATCACTAGAACTAATTGGCATAAATCCACTCACTGCAGTGTTTGCAGCTGCACCAGCTTCTATCTCTCTTGGTGTATCCGCAACAGTTCCAGTTTTAGCATTTGCGGTTCTTATGTCATAAAGATAAACAGAATAATCTGACTGTGAATGTGTTACGTTTGAAGTATTACCAGATGCTGCCAAAAAGTCTATGTCTCTAACTCTTGCAGTACCAATTTTAGTTTGTGAATTTCTTGTGACAAAAGTTGTTCCGTAAAGACTGTCTGAAGTACCATCACCAGAAACATTTTGAGTGGCGACATTTCCTACATGCAAATCCACAATTTGATGTCGTGCAATATCAAAATATCCATTTGCTACTTTGACATTTAATTTATTTCCAAAAGCAGCACTTAAAGAATAAGTATTGACTGTTAGTGTGTCTCTTCCTTTATCAACAGTAACAAATTTTGTTGAAATACTTTCGTATTCATATCCTTTTACATAAGCCTTGCCTGGGTCAAGTCCAGCCGAAAGCTTACTTTCAAATTTAATCGTTTGACCAGAAGTAGCTGTAACCAATGTTCCACTTCCACCAGAAAAGTTGTTTAGAGTAGCAACTGTAGAATTTGTAACTGCTGCAATAGTTGCAGTTTGAGCTGTATTTCCAGAAAGAAATACCACATCACCTGCTTCTAATTCTGTATTAAAACTACTTCCATCACCAGTAAGGGTAGATGTTGCAGTTGAACCAGAATTAGCAGTTCTTCCAGTAATACCTTGATGTGTTGCTAACTGTAAATTGAAGGGTGTTAAGGTATAGTCACCAGATTCATCATGTGTTCTTTTTGCAAGTGTTTTTTCTAAATCTGAATAAATTGGATAATTTGTTTCTTCAAGTTTTACACCAGAATCAAGTTTTAATAGTTGATAAAAGTTTTCATCTGCAGCAGCTTCAACTGTATCTGTCGCAGTAAATACCTTTGCACTTAATCCCAAAGCAATCTTAAAACGATTAGCACCAGAGGCAGCATAGTTGTACGCACCTTGCGCTGGGTCTAATAGATTACCATCTACATCAGAAGTTACTATAGATTCTGTAACCTGAAATCCGACTCTATAGGAAGGAGTACTTGAAAATTTTTCAAGAATAAGAGACTCTGCTTCTTTAAAAACAAAATAACCACCAACATAAAATACACCAGACTGACAACTAACAACTGAAGCAGCGGTTTCTGCACCAGTAGATATACCAGCAGCACCAGCAGAACTTACCGAGTTTGCTTGAGTTGATGTACCCTCAACCGTAATAGTTTCACCATCATCAAATGTATTATTATTTAAATAGTTAACCACTATAACTGGTTGATCTGTTGTTGTGGTTGAAGCAGTTGAAACGACTACAGCTCTAGCATTAGATGTTGCACCAGTTACGATTCCATTTGCAAAATCTGCAGTAGTAATATCAGCACCACTAAATTGTGTTTCTAGCTGAATCGTTTTTATGTTATTATCATAATTTAACTCACAACCCAATACAATACTACCATCTTGAAAGGTATGAGAACCATGCCTCTCAACTTGTTTTTGTAATATTGTCTGTAACTGTGTTACTTCTCTTGCTTGAACCGCAAATCCTGGCCGAAAAAGAATACGATAATATGCATCATCTGCATTATAATCATCATAATACGGATCAGCGTTAAAATTGGTTGTTAGTGCCATTTATATTTTCCTAAAGAATTAGAATTCGATAATCAACTTAATATCTTCAATTTGGTCTGTTGCTCTTGAAATAGGAGATCTATTTTCTACATAGATAATATCACCAGAAAATCTTTCCAAATCTCCACCAGTTACGGCACCAGCACCATTTGCTGTAGCAGAAGCTCCAGAACCACCACCTCCAACTGTATTGGCAGCAATAACTTCTGTATTTGTGAAGTATCCGAAAATACCATTGAATCCAGCAGTAGTTGAATTGCCGGAAGGTATTACGTCTGACATTCTTATAGTATTATTACCTGTAAAATCAATAACTCTTGCTGTGGCCCCAGAGGTTGCTCCAGTGACCAATTCATCAACTGCAAATGCAGTTCCGTTCCAAGAACTAACAACTGCTGCTGTTGCTTGGTCAACTACTGTTGTGTTTGCAAAATCTCCATTTGAAAATTTGGGTTGTGCAAGAAGTCCAACTTTACGAAAATCATTATCAGTAGTGAAATTGTTAGATTCAGAATACTCAAGTCTTGAATTAATAAGAGCAAAAAAACCACCCAGCTCCTGAACTGCATCTGAACCATGGCCACCTTTTGGCCCTATAATTGGAGTTAATACTGCAGTAGGAGCTGGATTAAAACTGTTTGACTGAGAGGCATTAGAAATAACAGAAATTGATGCATTGGAATAATTGTTTCCACCCGAAATAATAGCTGTTGCATTGATTCCACCAGTAGAGTTTACTGTTGCTCTGACATTTGCACCCTGACCATCACCAGAAATTACAATCTTAGGCCCAATGGCGTAACCATCAGTTGCTGATGCAGCAGAGGATAGAGCTGGTGTAAATGTTACAACTTTACTTGTACCATTATAATCTGTAATAGTTCCACCTAAACCAGATGCATCACCACTTGTAAAATATATGTCACTATTTACAAGGCTATCATCAGCACCAATACTAGTACCAACAATTGTAACTGTGGTTGTGTTTGTAACTGATGCAACGTTACTCACCTCTCCAAGATACTTCAATCCTCTAGTAGTAAGATGTACAACTTCTATAGCACCGTTACCACCACCAGATGCTGCAGCTGCAGTTTCAACATCAAACTGAACTTGGCCTGGAGCACTATCATATGTATTTGCAAGTGTTCCGTTTGCTCGTCTTACCGTATCAACTGGAATGTAATTTGGTGTGACAAACTTCAATGCATCTGAAGCAGGAATTTGATACATAAACTTCCACTTATAACCATCTGCTGTTGAAATAATAGCTGTACCAGTTCCAGTTGGTTTAGTTGTAGAAGTTGATGCAGTCGTTCCTGAAGAGTTTGTATCACTATTTGATAAACATTTGTACACATTATAATCGCCCGTCATTACATAAAAATCTTGGCTAAGAAGTGTAGAAGCAGTATCAGTAAAAGCAAAATAATTGGTATTATTAGTCCAGTTCTTCCTTGGAATCGCGTGTGATACATCTGTAGTTGTAATTCTCTTCGCAGCAATCATGTCACGCCAGTTTTCATAATGAGTATTTGCTACAGAATCGGTGGGACTAGGTGGGCTTGCATCATCATCCCATCCAGTTACTTTTCCTATAAAGAGATACATATTTGAATTGAGGAGTCCACTAGTGTCTGTGACAGCTGCCCCAGATGAAAATGACACCTCGTCAAACGCTTCTATGAATTGTTTAGCGTTATGAATACGAAATTTATTAGTTACTAAAGCGGCCATCTGTTTCCTCCGAAAACTTTTTTTAAAAAAATTTGTTCTAATTAATATATTTAGTCATCAAACAATCTGTTCTGTTCTAGAAACGAGTATGGCAGAATCAGATCGTTTGAAAAAATCTGTTGAGCTGGTAGAAGAATCCGTAGATTGAATCGTCAATGAAGTATTATTCGCTACTGTTTCAATATCAAATCTTCCCATATCTAAATTTAATAATCTATAATTATCATTAATTCCGTCTGCTTGAGCTTCTACTAATACTGAATCATGGCTTTCTAAAATTATTTTTCTTTCTGAGATTTGAAATATCTCTTCAAGCATCATTTGTCCGCCATCTTCAGTCAATACAAAATTTATTTTTTCTGTTTCACTATCTTCTAATAAAAGACCATCACTCATCTCTCTCAACAAAACATTTGTATTTGAACGAACTAGGAAATAATCTTCAGTTGCAATGAAACCACCCACATCATCACCATCTGATTCATTTAGAACTTTACTGTGAGCAATATCTAATTCGACATTTCGTTGTGAATCTTCAAAAGCAATGAACCCACCGATTGAATCTTCCACTAAAATTCTAGTTGAATCTTCAAATAACATATCGTTTCCAATAATATCAGCAAATGCCGGGGCAGTCAGTGTAAGAGTTCCAAGTCCATCATTATTCTCACCTCTTGTAAATCCATGATTGACATCACCTATTCCATTAAAAATTAACTTTGGACTAACAATATCAACTAAGGTATCAAGAGTAAAGGCTTCCATCACTATAGCTTCGGGTGCATCTGCCGGTGTCTCATCAAGTCCATACTCAATTTTATAATTTTCTGCAGAACTTATTGTTGTAGAATTTTCGACTGTTAGTTCTAGACCATTATCCGATACAGATACAACAACCGTTGATTCTTCTCCATTTTGATAATAAAATCTTCCACCATTCACAACAGCGGACGGAAATGTGCTTCCAGATATAGTTATAACTGTTGCAATTTGAGTAATAGTCCCTACATTGTAATATTTAAAATAAAAATTATCCAATACTATATGAGATGAACTATCTTCTTCTTGTCCAATCAAATGTCCAGTATCTTCTGTCACAATACATTGATTTTCTGTTCTATGTGTTGCAGATTCCATTAACACATTATCATCTATACTTACTGCAGCTTCAAAATCAGTAGCTACTCCATGTGGTTCAAATCCAATAAACGGAACAAATTCTCCAAAGATGTTATCTTCTTGAGTAATATTATCTAATGAGACTGTAAAATCTTCTAATTGAATTTGATCGGGCTGTTCTTGAAGAATTGCTTCTTCCTCTAAAATTAAATCGTGAAGTCCAACACCACAAAGTCTTTCTGGAGCTCCAAATGTTGCATGTATATCTTCCTCTGTGAAAATTTTACTTCCATCTTCTTGTTGAAGAAGTGCAAAAACATCGGGGTCTTCAGTTTCTAGAATAATTGAGTTTTCTTCTGGTGTACTAGCTTCCAGTTCAATAATACCTTTTGCTGTAATTCCAGCATCTGAAGTGATGTTTATTTCAGAAAGTATACTACCTATCTCACTTTCTAAACTAATTCTTTCTGAATTTTCAAATATAATTTGGTCAGCCAAAACTGTAAAATTTTCAAGAACTATGAGATTATTAAAGTCAAATTCAAATTTGGTGACCG